AGAGTACACGTCTGGGGGGCGTGTGGTCGCTGGTTCGAATCCAGTCACCCCGACTGATGAAAAATCCTTGATATTCAATCGAATATCGAGGATTTTTCTTTTGTGATATATAGTCCGAAAAATGGCGGGGGTACATAAATGGTTGCCATTCGGAAAATTTGAATCTTAGAAGACTTTTAATGTCGTGTATAATAATTAGCGAATTAAATAAGCCTAAATTCTTCTCCCGATATAAAATCATCTAAAAATTGCTGGTGGCGGCTTATGGCGTCGTAGGCTATTGCCTTCCAATAGTTATTACCAAGTCTATTTTTAAGTTGGGCTGAAATATTTTGTAATTGACAGATAATTTGATGTCTGGTCAGTGTGTGAAAATGATGTTCTTCTGCTCTGCGATCCATTAGTTCTGTTAAAACGTGATCTAAATGATCGCTGTATTTGGCAAGAAGTTCTAATCGGTTAAAATGACCTTCAGCAATCTGTCTTATATTTGCGGGTAGTAGATTATAATTAGTTGAATATTTCATAGAAGGAACATTCCCCTTGGTGTAAATTAAGTCTGCAAATAAGAACTGTGTATTTGGAATTATATCTTGATAAAAATGAAGAATAGCCCTTGATTGGTTGTTATCATATTTCCAATAGTCACTTTTTTTCTGATTGCACCCTGCGCATGCCATTATTAAATTATTTGAGAGTACACTAAATTCTGGATACTCTTCTTTGGGTAAATAATGGTCATAAGTTGTAGGAGTATCTACCAAGCAATAAGGACATAGCTTTTCCTTTAATATCTTAATTGTTTGCTTTTTTATGTCTGTTTTTAAAGTGCAGAGCCGGGTCGTTTTATTATCGTAACAATGCTTTAAATCTTTTTCTTGTTCCTTTGATAATAATGGACTGTTGTATGATAAAATAAAGTTAAAGCTATTGATATATGCATTGTAGCAATTCCCAATTATGGGTTTTAGCTTTTTAAGTATAGTTTTACGAGGATTTTGTTTTGATTCTGCTATTTCATCGTATATCTGGTGGGGATCATCTGCAATACAAGCTAATTTTTTCATTGTTTTTTTGCAGCTAAGTATAACATTGCATTAAGTGGTAGATTGTTATTGAAAAAACCGCTCACTTCTTTTACGGTATTCTTCTTCAATAATTGTTGTAATACAATTTTATACCCTTCTTCAATTTCACTTGTTTCAAAAACCATCCGTGTTAGATTCGATAAACTTTCACCAAAAGATTCTTGTTCAAGGGCTAAAATAGATGGAACATTGCCTTCACGTTCAAAAATATGCACAAATTTTGAGGGTATTTCTTGTAGTATAATCGGGGAATGTGTTGCTATTATGGCATATGACTTATAGCGGTCTAAAATATTATGAATAACTCGTATTAATCTTACCATCATATTCGGATGTAAATGAGATTCAGGCTCATCTAATAATACAAGAGAATTTTCCTCGATATTAGCAATTAACTCGGTAATGATAAGCAGAATAATATTTTCTCCGGAACTTAAATTTTTACGGTTTTTTAATATTGATTTTTGCTCTTCGTCATGTATATAAAACATATCATTATCATTGTCCTGTTTTATCCCTAGTTTTTCTGCATTTAATAATGATGATATAGAGCCTTTCCAAATTGGCTCTCTGTCCTTTTCTGTAATTTCCTTTAAAGCATTTGTAATTTTATTCTCAAGAGCCTTATCCATTTTAATTCCATCGGTCGTAATGCTGGTAGGCTGATCTAGGTCAATCTCTTTACTCTCTTTAGTTTTTCGTACATTATCGTATCTTCGAAGTCCAATGTACTTATATGTTAGATATTTAGAATTGGCAGGTACAGGAAATTCGTCAAATATACTATATGATATGGCAATGATTGATGTAAAGAAAGGGCGATGTGGGTGAAATGCATCTTTGTCGGCTTTGATGTCATCTCCCACAAGAGACTTTATTAAACTTACTAATATTTGAGTTTTACCAGTGCCATTTTTCCCAATTATTAGATTTATGCGGAACGGAATATTGTCACTATTGGGGAATTTCGCATCGAGAATATGGGGAGATGCTGCTTTTTGTAATTTTTTAGTGTATCGAAATGAAAAATAATTATCTTCTATATCTAAAGATAAAGCGAGCTTATGTCCTATTGTGAGAAGTCTTTCTGCTTGACTTGTCCTTAGAAGTGAATTCGAAATAACCGTCTCATTCTTATATTTTTGATAAAGATTTTTACACGCAGATAAATCATTCATCAGAGATAAAAATTCATCTGTTTCGTCAGGAGATAAATACTGCTTCAAGTTTTTATAATAGCTGTCAGATTGTCCTAATGAAACATAATTGTCTTCAAGCTTGTTGAACTTTGAGTTTAACTGAGCTTTGTAGATATGATTGGATGAATAATCGGCTTCATCGAGAGGAACTTTCGTTATTTTAACTTTGCCAATATATTCTAAAGTCCTATTGTCGCAAACGTAGCACATTTCAAAGGTTGTTCTGTGGTTATAATCATCCCAATTATTCCGGTTAAGGAAAAATGAATGAAATTCTTGAGACGAAGCTTCTGCTTCAGATGTGAAAAAAATGAATTTTTTCATATCAATTATATATTTGATTATATGCAAATATAAGATTTATATTTTGATTTTCATGTCTAAATATAAAGATAAATTACAGATTATGTGCATGAAACTATAACGGTCTATAACATCAATAACGAACCGTATATTAAGAATGAAACGGGGGAAGGGGGAAGGAACGATGTAACAAATAGATACGGTGCGGTGCGGGGGAAGTGCGAGAAAAACGAACCGTATGAAAAGCTGCGAAAAACCCGGAACGGCGGGGAAACCCGGGGGCATGCAATGCCGACGAAATGAATGAGGGCGGAATCGAAAGATTCTCGCCCTTTATTATGAGAAATACGCGTCAGAGATACCTACGCCGGGGGGAACAGAACCGAAGAATCACCCTGCGAATGGTGTGCTTTGTACATGTCCGGCGGGCTTGGAGCCGTTTCTGAAGAATATGGAAATGGGCATTGCAGTTACCGAAGGAGTTACAAAATGGGGTTACAGAACCGGGGAAATGGAGTTACGAAATGCGGATTCGGAAGCCCTCTGCGAATGTGGAAACACCCCGAAACCGAGAATAAAGCCCCGGATTCGGGGCGTATGGAAGCAGGAAACTGCCCTGCCGGTTGGGGGTTGCGCGAAATATAATCAGCTGAAAAACAGCTGAATCAATCTTAGGGTGCGGTCCGGAGTGCGGGTGTCGCCTTTGCCGAAGAGAAACCGAGGATTACCGGATGGCGTTGTAACGCACGCTTGCCTTGATGAGCCCCAAGGCCCGAATCATCTTCAGGGGTATCTCTTTGGGGTCGTGGTGCGGGTTGTGGCTGACGAGCTTGACGAAGCCTTTGCGCTCCGACTTCTGGATATACTTGATGGTGACGAATTCGTCGCCGTCGACGTTGAACGAAACGAGGTACATTTCGCCCCAGAAAATACCGAATTCGAGGTCGTGGACCTGCTTGTAGAGGACGATGTCGCCGCTCTTGAGCAAGGTATACATCGAATCGCCCCGGACGTGGACGGCGCCGTCGCAGGCGGGTAGGTCGGGCAGCGAAATGTAACTGAGCGGCACGGTCTCCGCGTCCTCGAACAACGCCACGAGGCCGGCCGTGGCTTCGAGACTATATAGCGGGATGCGCTGCAACTCGACCAGGCTGTCGGTGCGAAGCGGGAACTTCTCCTGCACGCACAGCCCCGACGCAGGTGCCGGAACGGAGGTCATCGCCCCGCGCCCGGTCAGCAACCAGTCGGCCGCGATCTCGAATGTCTTTACAATATTCTGTATGGCCTGCACCCCGGCGTTGCTGCGCCCCTTGAGGATTTCGGTAATCAGGGAAGTGCTCACCCCGATCTTGCCGGCGAAGTCCTTCTGGTCGGAAACCGCCCCGGATTTCAGCAGGTAATCATAGGCGGCCATGAAGCGGGTTGTCAGTTCGTTGGTCATGAATTATTACAGAATAATGTAAAATAATCAAGGGTAGATTTGGTATTTAATACAGAACATTGTATTTTTGCAATTGGAAATCGGCTCCTTGAGGCTCAAAGATACTGAAAATTTGGCAAATCAAGGGTGTCGGGCGAACAAATCGTGCGGCCGGCAGACCGATGAAGAACACCCGTGCTGGCATTCAAGCGCCGGGCGAAGACCGTCCGGGGAGAGCGCCCGGAAAGCTGTTCGGAAAATGAAGCGCCCGGAGAGCTGTACGGGAAACGAACCGGAAACACGCGAACAACGCGAGGACGAAGAACGCAGCCCGAACGACCCGAAAAGGGGCTGAAGCGAACCGCCTGTCGGGAAGCGAACCGCCCGGAGCGCTGTTTGGGAGACGAAGCGACCGGAGGAGCAGCCGGAGCGCTGTACGGGAATCGAACCGGAGAAGCAAGCGCCCCGGCCGAAATGACGAAACGACGCGACGAAACCAAAACGGCAAGGCATCCGAAGCCGAAATGACGGAGCGACCATGGAATACTACAACAACATACTCTGCATCCCGGTCCGTGAACTGCTGGAGGTGATGAGCGCCTCCAACTACCGGCAGCTGGCGGCGCGCGGCAAGCTGCAGGTGGCCCGCCGGGGCTGCCGCGGACGCTGCGCGCTGGTGGTTTTCGACAGCCTGCCCGACAAGTACCGGGCGGCGGCCCGGGAACGCTACCCGCAGGGCGGCATCATGCAGCTGCAAAAGTGGTTCCGCGACAACTACACGCTCGATGCCGAGGCCCGCACGTTCTTCTCGCGCTTCCGCTTCGACAACGGCGACCCGCTGCCCGCGGGCAAAATCGCCGAATACACCGTCAACGCTTCGGTGATCCGGGCCGTGCAGCGGCTCATGGCCAACGCCCGGGCCCTGCGCCAGGCGCAGCTCGACGGCCGCGTGCAGTGGAGCGAGATGGCGGCGGCCGTGGCCTACTTCAGGCAGGAGTACGGCCATACGCTGCCCGAGAGTGCCCTGCGCTTCCGCAAGAAGGTCGCCGAGTTCGGCCGCATGGGCTACGAATCGCTGATTTCGGGCAAGTTCCGCAACCAGAATTCCCGCAAGGTGAACCACAAGACCGAGCGGCTGATTCTCTCGCTCGACAGCCTGCCCGAGCGTCCGTTCAACACCACGGTGGCCGAGATGTACAACCAGTTCGTGTGCGGCGAGCTCGACGTCTACGACCCCGAGACGGGCGAGCTGTTCGACCCCGGGGAGTTCGCCGACCGCAACGGCGAGCCCGTGGCCCTGAGCGCCGCCACCGTGGCCAATTACCTGAACAACCCCAAGAACCGCGCCCTGCGCTCGCGGCTCCACGACAGCGCCTGGGACTTCAACAACCGCTACCGTCCGCACCACAGCCGCAAGGCTCCGGTGTGGGCTTTCTCGAAGATTTCGCTCGACGACCGCGACCTGCCGCGCAAGATGGCCGACGGCACCCGTGTCAAGGCTTACTACGCCTACGATGTGGCTTCGGGCTGCGTCATCGGCCACGCATACAGCCGCCTCAAGACGGCCGACCTGTTCATCGACTGCGTGCGCAGCATGTTCCGGCTCATCGACCGCCAGGGCTGGAATTGCCCGGCCGAGGTGGAGGTCGAGCACCACCTGGTCAACAACTTCGCCGACGGGCTGATTCGCGCCGGCGTCGTCTTCCCGTTCGTGCGGTGGTGCAACCCCGGCAACTCGCAGGAGAAGCGCGCCGAGCACTTCAACCGTGCCAAGAAATACGGCGTCGAGAAGCGTCTGCAAACGGGCATCGGCCGCTGGTACGCCCGGCTGGAAGCCAACCGCCCGCGCGAGGAGAAGGTCTACGACGAACACAACAACACCTACAAGGAGGCGACCTACACCTACGACCAGCTCGTGGCCGACGACCTGCGCGTCATCGACGAATACAACCGCCGGCCGCATCCGAACCAGAAGCTCTATCCCGGGCTGACGCGCTGGGAAGTGCTTTGTCAGAATCAGAACCCCGGCCTGTCGCCCGTCGACAAGGCGCTGCTCTGTCGCTTCATCGGCGAGAGGACCCGCACCTCGGTGCGCCGCAGTATGTATTGCACCGTGCGTGGCCAGAAGTTCCGCCTGCCCTCGCCGGAAGTGCTCGGACGGCTGGCGCCCAACGACTACGGGGTGGAGGCATGCTGGCTGCCGGACGAGACGGGCGCCGTTCCGGAGGTCTACCTCTACCAGGGCGGCAGCTTCATCGCCCGCTGCACGCCCGTGGAAGCCTACAACGAGGCGACCGCCGAGCAGACCGACGAAGACCGCCGCAACTACACCGAGCAGGCGAAGTACGTGTCGGAGTTCGACGCCCTGATGAAGCGCGAGCAAATCCGCAAGGTGCGCATCCTGCCGCGCGGTCTGCCCTCCGGCGAGGCCGAGACGGTCGGGGTGCCTGCCGGTGACCAGCCCGGCGACCAGCCCGGCACCCAATCCTATGGCCAACCCGGCACCAAATCCGGCCAGCCCGGTGAACCCCCGGCGCACAGCACGCCCGGCGCAGCCGCTTCGGACGCCGGCTCCTCCGACGACTTCGGCTTCGGCGCCGACTATGCCGCCCTGGCCCGCCAAGACCTTTAGCACCAACACGCAAAAGCCATTTCGATATGATTCCGAACGACAACGGCCCCGGGAGCGCCGAATGGAAAATCGTAAAGACCCCGACCTTCGACTACATCTCCGCCCAGCTGGAACTCTGCCGCACGAACAGCCTTTCGGGGATGTTCTGCGACCTGCCGAACATCGGCAAGACGGTGGCGGCGCGGCACCACGCGAAGACCCACAGGAACGTCGTCTACGTCGACTGCTCGCAGGTCAAGACCCGGCAGCGGCTCTTCCGCTTCATCGCCCGCGGTTTCGGGCTCAGCGCCACGGGGCGCTACGCCGATGTCTTCGACGGGCTGGTGGCGCGGCTGCGTACGCTCGGGCGTCCGCAGATCATCCTCGACGAGGCGGGCGACCTGGCCTACGAGGCTTTTCTGGAAATCAAGGCCGCATGGAACGCCACCGAGGGGTGCTGTTCGTGGTACCTGATGGGCGCCGACGGCTTCCGCGCCAAGCTCGAGCGCGGCGTGGAGTTCAAGACCGTGGGCTTCGCCGAAATCCGCAGCCGCTGCGGCGACCGTTACAGCAGCGTCACCCCGCCCGAGGGCGAGGAGCGGAAGAAGTTCCTGCTGGGCCAGGCCCTCATGATCGCCCGGGCCAACGCCCCGGCCGAGAGCGACTACCGCCAGATTGCCCGCCGCAGCGACGGCAGCCTGCGCCGCGTCCACACGCTGATCACCAAGGGAGCCTGAGCGATGAGAGCCTATTCACCCGTTGAAATCGAGCGGCTGCGCATCCCCGAACTCCCCTTCGACGGGGAGTGGGAGCGCGCTTTCGGGCGTCCGTCGCGCTTCGAGCGCTGGTATGTCGACGGTGCGTCGGCCAGCGGCAAAAGTTCGTTCGTGATGATGCTTGCCAAGAAGCTCTGCGACTTCGGCAAGGTCGACTACGTAAGCCTGGAGGAGGGGGCCAACCTGTCGTTCAAGAAGCGCATCAGCCGCCTGCGCATGGGCGATGTGGCCGGGCGCTTCAAGGTTGTCACCGACACCACGGCCGCCGGGCTCGCCGAGCGGCTGGCCAAGCCCAAGAGCGCCCAGTTCGTGGTGATCGATTCGGTGCAGTACCTCGACGTGCAGAGCTTCGCGCAGCTGAAGAGGCTGCTGCTCGACCGTTTCCCGCGCAAGTCGTTCATCCTGGTCTCGCAGCTCTACAAGGGCAGGCCGAAAGGCAAGATGGCCGACGACCTGAAGTTCGACTGCGGCGTGAAGGTCCACACCAAGGGTTACCGGGCCTACTGCCAGGGCCGCTACGCCGACAATGCCGAAGCCTACTTCACCGTCTGGGAGGAGGGGGCCTGCCAGTACCACCTCAGCGAATAGGAGCCGGCGATGGGCAAGCACCACACGAACACGCTTCGGCGCATGCGGCTGGTCTGCAACATCGTGCAGCAGCACTACGAGCCGGGCAACTACGCCAAGAGCTACTTCAAGGTGTGGCAGCAGTATGTGTATCCCGTCTACCCGTGCTGTTACCGGACCATGCTCAACTACATCAACACGCCCCTGGGCAAGTGCGGCTCCGCACCGGAGCGCATCGGGCCCTCGGCCAACAAACACACAACCGACCTATGACACACATCAAGAACATCCTCCGCAACATGCGCCGGGAGCTGTGCACGTCCGTTCCGGAACTCGCGTTCGTCGGCAAGGACCGGGGCGAGCTCGCGGGGGCGAATCCCGCGGTGGCGCTGCCCTGCGCCCTGCTCGACGTCCGGAGCGCCGGCTACTCGCAGCAGGCCCGCGGCGGCGTGCTGGCCGACGTGGTGCTGACCGTCACGGTCGCCGCGTCGGATGCCGCATCGGAAACTCCGTACCGGACGCTCGACTTGCTGGAGCGCATCCGCACCGCGCTCCACCTCTTCTCCGCCGACGAGGGCGCGCAGCTCCTCTGCACGGAGTTGAGGAAGGTGGACGCCGCCAACCTCAGCGAGTGTTACGAGCTGACCTGCCGCACCGTTTTCGAGACCGGCGGTACCCTCTCCGCGACGCATCCCGTGCACGCCGTCGGACTGGAGGTCCGGTAGCCAACCGCGGCGGACACGCCCCGGAAGCCGAGCTGAAAAGCTCGGCTTTTTCTGTTGTAAAAGAATGTGTGTAAAGAATCTACATCCTTTTTGCCGGGGACTTCGGCATGATGCAACTTTGCACTACGGAACCGCCGCAACAGGGCCGGGCAGACGAACCGCCCGGCGTCCGGCGTCCCGCAGCCCGAACATGAAAATCGAACTCGAACGCATGGCCCGCAAGGCGGCTTACACCGTCGGACGTCTCTTTGTCGACGGCCGCTACTTCTGCGACACGCTGGAAGACACGGACCGCGACGCCAACCGCAACGGCGTCTTCGACAGCGGCGAGCGGAAGGTCTATGCCCGCACGGCCATCCCCAACGGCACCTACCGCGTGACGCTGGAGCGCTCCCCGAAGTTCAGCCCCCGCTACGGCGGGCGCAGGGTGCCGCGGCTCCACGGCGTGCCCCATTTCGAGGGCATTCTGATTCACACGGGCAACACGGCCGACGATTCGGCCGGCTGCATCCTGGTGGGGCGCAACAGCGCTCCGGGCCGTCTGACGGGAAGCCTCGCGGCTTTCAACGGGCTGCTGCCCCTGCTGGAGCAGGCCGCGGCGCGCAGCGAGGAGATAACGATAACCGTACACTGACAAACCGATGGGCGACTATGTCTGGCAAATCGTCGTGCTGCTGCTGACCAGCTCCTGCGGCTGGTTCTTCGGCAAGCTGCAAACCCGGCGCGAGCAGAAGCAGAGCGACCTGGAGATTATCGAGGGGGCCGTTTCGCCGCTGCTGGCGTCGATCCGCGAACTCACCGAGCACAACAACCGCCTGGTGGAGCAGTACCTCGACGAGCAGCAGCAGCGGCTGGTCGTGCAGGAGGAGAACAAGAGCCTCAAGGCCGAGCGCGCGGAGCTGGCCCAGCAGGTGTCGCGGCTCACGGCCAAGGTCGGCAAGCTCGAACGGACCATCAAACGACTGGCAAAGAATGAAAAGGACCCTCTTACTGACGATTAGCCTGCTGTGCGCAGGCTGCGGTGCGTCGCGGCAGGCCGCCAGGTCCGCCGAAACGCTCGTCCGCGACACAGCGGCGGCCGGGACCTCGGAGATGACGGCAGACCGCACGGTGCAGGAGCAGACGGCCACCGGGCAGGAGTTCGACGAGGAAGTCATCACCGTGACGACGCTCTACGACACCTCGCAGCCCGCCGACCCGGCTACCGGAACGCCGCCCGTCAAGGCGCGCACCGCGCAGACCCGGCGCACCGCGGTCCGGACCCGACAGGAAACGGCGGCCGCAGGCGCCGAAACCCGCACGCAGCGCACCAGCCAGGCGACAGCCGAACGGTCGGAGCTCAACGCCGCTGCCGAAACGACAGTCCGCCGCGGGATGAACGGCATGCAGCGCCTCCTTTGCACGGGCGGCCTGCTCGCGGCGGCCGCAGCCGCCGGGTGGCTCCTGCTGCGCCGGAGACTGCGATGAACGCTCCCCACGAACACTCCCCACGAACACGAACAATTCACCATAATCCACACACACCAAATGTTACCACGAGTAAAAATCACTTTCGCCAACGGCGCCCTCGGCCAGGTCGAGGCGATGGCCGACGGCTGCCTGGGCTTTCTGGCGCTGGGCGCGCAGGAAGTCGAGGGCGACGGCAGCTTCAAGCTCGGCAAGGCCTACACGGTCAAGAAACTGGCGGGGCTTGAGGAGCTGGGCGTGACGCCCGGCAACAACCCCAACCTCCACCGCAACGTCAAGGACTTCTTCGCCGAAGCGGGCGACGGCGCCGAGCTCTGGCTCATGGGCTTCGCCGACACGGAGAGCTTCGCGTCGGTGCTCGACAAGGACAACGCCGCGGGCGCCGCGGCGCTGCTCCGGGCCTCGAACGGCAAGCTGCGCGGACTGCTGGCCTTCAAGACCCCGGCCGCGGACTATGCGATGACCGCCGAAAACGGCTTCGACGCCGACGTCACGGCCGCGCTGACCAAGGCCCAGGGGCTGGGCGAATGGGCGGCCGAGGTGTTGCAGGCGCCGGTTTTCACCCTCGTTGAGGGCTACGGCTTCACGGGCGACGCCATGCAGCTTGCGCCCCTCACCGCCATGGAGCACAACCGCGTGGGCGTCGTTATCGGCGACACCGCTCCGGGCAGCCCCAACGCCTGCATGGGCATCGTCGGCGGCCGTATCGCCGTCACGCCCGTGCAGCGCAAAATCAGCCGCGTGAAGGACGGCGCGCTGACGCCGCTGACCGTCTACGTCGGCGAGCGTCCGGCCGAGCTGGCCGACGTGGAGACCATCCACGAAAAGGGCTACATCACCTTCACGACCTTCGTCGGCCGCACGGGCTACTTCATCGCCGACGACAGCCTGGCGACCCGCGTCGAGGACGACTACCGTTCGCTGACCAACCGCCGGGTGGTCGACAAAGCCTACCGCGTGGCCTACAACACGCTGCTCGACACGCTCAACGACGAAGTGCCCGTCGCTTCGGACGGCACCCTCTCGCCTGCGTGGTGCACCGCCGTCAAAAGCCGCGTGGAGCAGGCCGTGGTCTCCAACATGACGGCCAACGGCAACCTGGGCAACGACCCCGGCGACACGAACGACACGGGCGTGGAGTGCACCATCGACTACCGGCAGCAGATTCTGTCCGCCTCGCGCCTGGCCGTGGCCCTGCGCGTGAAGCCCAACGGCTACGCCAAGTACATCGACGTCGAACTCGGTTTCAAGACCGCATAAAACCAACATCCATGTTCAACAGCAGACAATACGAATGGGCGGACATCACCGTCTTCGCGGGCAGCCGCGACATCACGGGCATCCGCTCGGTCAAGTACAGCGTGAAGCAGGAGAAGGAACCGCTTCACGGCAAGGGCGGCAGGCCCCTTTCGATTCAGAAGGGCAACAGGACCTACGAGGGCGAAATCGGGGTGCTGCAATCGGAGCTCGAAGCCCTGGCCGCCGCGGCCGGAGGTTCGGTTCTCGACCTGGAGCTGACCGTGGTGGTCAGCTACGGCAACCCCTCGAAAGGCGACACGGTGAAGGTCGAGGAGCTCCTCGGCGTGCAGTTCACCGAGGAACCCCGCGAGATGAAGCAGGGCGACAAGTTCATGGAAATCACCTTGCCGTTCATCTTCCTCGACAAGAAAACCAAAATCTAACCCGCAACACACACAACTATCATGGCAAACGCAAAATGGATCGGACAGGCCGCCCCGGAGCAGATCGCGGAGTGGAAGCAGCAGCACGGCGAGGTCTTCGCCGTCAAGGTCGACGGCCACGTATGCTACCTGCACAAACCCTCCCGCAAGACCATTTCCTACGCTTCGGTGGCCGGCAAGACCGACCCGCTGAAGTTCAACGAGACGCTGCTGCGCGAGTGCTGGCTGGGCGGCAGCGAAGCCATCCGCCAGGACGACGGCATGTTCCTGGCCGCAGGCGGCGTGCTCGACCGGCTGGTTGAAATCAAGGAGGCCGAGCTGGAAAAGTTGTAGAGGCTGCCGGGGTCGCACCGGGCGAGTGGATCCGCCAGCTCGACGCCCAGCTGCGCTACTACATGCACACCGACCCCGCCAGCCTCACCGACACCGAGTGGGCCATGCGCGTGAACGAACTGAAGTGGATTCGCGCGCAGGAGGCCCGAACACAGGGATGAACGAAGCGTCATGGCTACCAATTCTGAAAATACGGATTCGCCGGAGGGCCGTCTCAGACGGCTGTGGTCCGGCATCGAGAAGACCCGCAAGATGGTGCGGCAGCTCTCCGAAGTCTTTCCTTCGGCCAAGGCTTACCTTGCCGGGGCGCCCGAAGCGTGGAACCTGCGCATGCAGAGCGAGATGCAGCTGGCTGTGGTCATGCAGCGGCGCATGCAGGCTTCGCAGGCCGAGGTCGGGAGCATCCACCGTCTGACGGCGGCCCAGCAGTCGCTGGGCGTCGTGGGCCAGTCGGTGCAGCTTGCGGGCGCACAGCAGCTGGCGTCGCTGGTCGGGCGCCGGGAGAGTCTCGAAACGCTCATCCCGGCCATGAACGACCTCGTGGCGCGTCAGCACGGGCTCAGCGCCACCGACCGCGATGCGGTGCGGGTTGCCGACCTGCTGGGCAAGGCGATGCAGGGGCAGACCAGCGGTTTGACCGACGCAGGGCTGGCGTTCTCGGCCGCCGAGGCCCATGCCCTGCGTTTCGGCGACGAGGCGCAGCGCGCCGCGGCGCTGGCCCGGATTGTCGCCAACAACGCGGGCGGCATGAACCGGGCGCTGGCCGACACGCCCGAGGGGCGGCTCCGGCAGCACGCCAACACGATGCTCGGCTTGCAGGAGCGCATCGGCCGGGTCGCCGTCCAGCTGCAGGCCGCGCTGCTTCCGGTCTTTGAGGCGGTCGGCGACGCCCTGGGGCGGCTGGTCGGCTGGTTCGACCGCAACCGGGCCGCGGTGTCGGCCATCGTGGAGCTTCTGGCCCGCACCGTCGGAGCCGTCTTTTCGGCGGTGGCCTGCGTCGTGGGCACTCTGGCAGGTCTGTTCGGCTCGCTGTTCGAGAAGCTCTCCCAGGGCAGCCTTCCGGTGATTGCGCTCACCGCGCTGGTGAGCACATTCTCCGCCGTCATGGGCGTGCTGGCAGTCAAAACGAAGCTGGTGGCCTGGTGGTCGGGCATCGTCACGCGCGCCAAGCAGGCTTGGGCCACGGCGCAGGCCGTGCTGAACCTGGCGATGCTCGCCTGCCCCGTCACGCTGGTGACGGTAGGCGTGATAGCCCTGATGGCCGCCATTGGCTACCTGTGCCACAAAATCAGCGGCTGGGGTTCGCTTTGGGACGGCGTGGTGGGATTCATGAAGCACTCGTTCCTGGCCTATGTCGAGAACGTGAAGTTCGCTTTCACTACGCTTGTCAACGGCATCCTGCTTGGGCTCGACACCGTCAAGCTGGGCTGGTACCGCTTCAAGGAAGCCTGCGGGCTGGGCGACAGCGCCGAGAACCAGGCAGCTATTGCCCGAATCAATGCCGACATCGAATTGCGCCAGCGGGCCATCACCGACGGGGCGAAGAAGGTGACCGAACACATGCGCAAGGCCCGCGAATCGCTCTCGGGAATCCGCATGTCGTGGAACTCCGGCCCGGCGCAGGACGAAGAACCCGGGTTTCTGATGCCCAACCTCGGCGGAGGGGGCCTGGCAGAGATTCCTGCCGTCGGGTTCCTCGGCGAAGCAGGCGGCGGTTTCCCGGGTGGCGGTTTTCCGGCCGGGATGACGGGCGGCGGTGTGGTTTCGGCCATTGCCGACGGCGGCGGCAGTCCCGCGAAGTCGGTGACCATCAACCTTGGTTCGCTGGTCGGGCACCTCTCGTTCGGCAGCTACGACGGCGACCGCGACCGGATGCAGCGCGATCTCGAAAGCGCCCTGATACGTGTTTTGCAAACGGCTAACTCGGCAATGTAATGGCAAAGGCATCATTTGATTTGGACCGGCTCGCGCCCCGCGCGGACGCAGGCTGGAGCGGCAGTCCGTTCGACCCGGCGGCGATTGCCCCCGGCAAGGCGTCGGGACGCTTCGGCGCCATCCCTCCGTTCTTCATCTCCCCGCAGAGGGAGGTCATCACCCGGGTGAACGACATCGGCGAAATCATGGACGGCTATAACGCTGCGGGCGTTGTCCGTTCGGTCATGCCGATGCGCGTGAGACGCCCCGGCGACAGGGAGTGGTTCACCCTCCCGCTCGAACCGCTCGTCTCGGTCAGCGGCAAGAACACCATTGTCCGGCGCAAGGCGGCCAAGTCGAAGACGGGCGGCACCGTCAAGGAACAATGGGGCCAGGACGACTACGAGGTGACAATCCGCGGCGTCGTGTCGGGCGCCGACGAATCGAAGTACCCCGAAAGCCAGCTGCGCAGGATGCTGGAGCTGTTCGGCGAACGGCAGGCCGTCGAGGCCGAGCAGGAGATGCTCCGCCTGTTCGGCATCTACTACCTGGCCATCGAAAGCGCCTCGTTCCCGCACACCAAGGGGATGAACAACCAGCACTACGAAATCAAGGCTTACAGCGACAACCCCGAGGACCTTCTGATAATGATTTGACAGCACACGGCCATGTATGCCATGAATTTCGACATAACGATAGGCCCGTTCCGGCTCACGACGCTGGAAAGCGTCGTCGTGACGCGCAGCGTGGAGAACCTGGCCGACACGGCCACCATTACGCTGCCCGGCGCGGTTTGCAGCTATGCCCCGGAGCTCGAAACCATGCTCGGCGAGGGCGACCCCGTGTGCATCCGCCTGGGCTACGACGCCCGGGGGCAGGAGCTTCCCGTGGAGTTCGAGGGCTTCGTCAGCCGCATCGGCAGGGAAGAGGGGGCTGTCAAAATCCGCTGCGAGGACGGAATCTACCGCTTCCGCCGGGACCTGAAGAACGCCGTGCTTGCGTCCGTCAGCGTGAAGGAGCTGCTGGAGCACGTCCTGCGCGAACTGGGCGGCCTTGAACTTTCGTGCGACTACGATTTCAAGTACGACAGGTTCGCCATCTACGAAACCACGGGATTCGACGTGCTGAAGAAAGTGCAGGAGGAGACCCGCGCCAACATCTACCTGCGGGGCACGACGCTTCATGTCCATCCGCAGTATGCCGAAACCGGGCGGAGGGTCATCTGCGATTCGGCGGTCAACATCGAGAGGTCGGACCTCAGGTACAGGGAGGCCGGGAAGCAGAAACTCATCGTCGCCGTCGAGGGCACGGACGCCAAAGGCCGAACGGTCAAGGTGACCAGGGGCACGCCCGGGGGCGACAAGTTCACCCTCAAGCTGCCGGGCGTGTCGGACCGGACGACGCTGGAGCGACGGGCCGAGGAGGAACTGCACATCCGCGACTATACGGGCTACGAGGGGAGTTTCACGGGGTGGCTCGTGCCGCGCATCGAGCCGGCGGACGTGGTGGAGCTGCGCGATGCGGACCACGAATACCGGACGGGAAAATACTACGTGGTGGCCGTCGAAACGACTTTCTCGGCGGAAGGCGGAAGCCGCAAGACGACCATCGGCAAAAAACTCGGATAGGATGGACAAGCCAACACAGATACGGAGCCTGCTTCGCTCCATTGCGGGCACGGACAGGCCCTCGTTCAGTTTCCGGCTGATGGAAGTCGTCGGGGTCGACGGCGACCTCTGCCGGGCGAAGCTGGGCGACCTGGAAATCCCCGGCATCCGGCTGTCGTCCATCGACGGCGGTTCGGAAAACGGGCTGCTCGTCGTTCCGGCCCGGGGGAGCGTCATCCTCGTGGCCGACCTCTCGTGCGGCAGCCTGCGCGAGCTGTGCGCCATCGGCTATTCGGAGGTCGAATCGGTCCGCTGCCACCGGGGCAAAACCACCCTCACGGCCGATGCCGAGGGGGTCACGGTCGAATCCGGCAGCAGCAAGCTGCGGGTCGAGGACGGCAAGATAACGTTCAACGACGGTGCCAACCACGGGTTGGTGAAGGTCGAGGAGTTGGAGCGCTCGCTCGAAAGCATTAAGACCTATTGCGAAACACTCAAGGAAGCCGTATCTGCCGGGATCAAGGCCATTGGAGCAGGCATTGGGGCCAACGGAACCACAGGGGCGACGACGTTCGATACGGCAATGGCTGCTGCATCAATACGGCTCGAAGAACTGGAAAACGACAAAATCACGCACTGATGGCAAAAGACACAGGCATATTGCTCGACCCGGCGACGGGCGACCTCGCGGTCTCGGCCCGGCGCGACGGTGCGGGGCTGATTGCGCAGGGGCTGGAGGTCGGCACCGCGACCTTTCAAAACCAGGCGCTGATTCTCCGGGCCGCCAAGGGCGAATTCAAGGAATACCCGACCCTCGGTGCCGGCATCTCGGACGCCCTGGGCGACAACGAGACCACGGGCTGGCGGCGCGAAATAGCCTTGCAGCTGGAAGCCGACGGCATGAAGGTGAAAACCGTCGATCTCGATTTGAAAAACAACAAACTGACCGTCGATGCGGAGTACGATTCATAACAGGCAGTCGCTGCTGGACATGGCCCTCCAGGAGTGCGGTTCGTTCGAGGCGGCGTTCGCCCTTTCCGAACGCAACGGGATAGCCCTGACCGACAGCCTCACGGCCGGGCAGGAGCTGGAAATCGCGCCGGAAGACGTGGGCAGGAAACGCATCGCTGCCGCCCTGGCCGCCCGGGGAGCGAAGCCCGCCACGGCCATTTCGGCCGGGGATGCGGCGCGCGTGCCGTGGGGCGGCATCGGATTCATGGGCATCGAAACAGACTTTATCGTAAGCTGATGAGAACAATCGACCAAATCAAAGAGAGCATCGCCGCCGACTTCATGAAGAACGAGGCGGTGGCCGACCTGTTCGGGTTTCCGGCAGGCGACAATTTCGCGGCGCACTTCAGCAAGGTGTCGGTCGTCAACCTGCTGTTCTACGTCTTCGCCTCGGCGGCGTGGGTGGTGGAGCGGCTTTTCGAGACGCACCGGGCCGAAGTCGAGGCGCGCATCGGGGAGATCATCCCGCACCGGGCCAAGTGGTACAAAAGCAAGGTGCTGGAGTTCATGCAGGACCGGACGCTGATGCCCGATACGGACCGTTACGACACGTCGGGCATGACGCAGGAGGAGGTCGACGCGGCACGCGTGGTCAAGTACGTCACGGCCGACGAGAACCGCAATGCCTCGCTGCTGACGGTCAAGGTCGCCGGCGAGAAGGACGGCGTGCGCTGCTGCCTGGACCCGGAGGTTGAGATGCAGCTGGCGGCCTACCTGGCCGAAATCAAGGACGCCGGGGTGCGCATCAACCTTGTGAACCGGGAGGCCGACACCTTCAACTGCTCGGTCGACATCTACTACAACCCCATGCTGCTGCCCGAGAACGTCCGGCGCGACTGCGAAGCGGCCATCCGCAGCTACATCGCCAACCTGCCTTTCAACGGCGAATACACCAACATGGCGCTCATCGACGCGCTGCAGGCCGTCGAGGGGGTGCTCATCGCCGAGTTCAGGCAGGCGACGGCCTCGGCCAGCGGCATGACGGCGGTGACGGCCATCGACGCCCGCCACGTGCCTGCCGCCGGGTATTTCCGGGCCGGGCAAATCACCCTTACGATGAAAGCCCATGAGCAAGTATGACATCAACATCCGGCAGCTGGGGCTGCTGCTGCTCCCCACGTTTCTGCGGCAGCCGCTCATGGCTTCGCTGCTCTACGCCGCTCTGACGCCCCTGGCGCAGCTCCACATGCGGCTGACGCTCTTTCGCAGGGAAACCGCCTACCGGCTGGACCACAACGGCCAGGTGTGTCATTTGAGGGCCGTGCTCAACGACACGTTCGACCCCGACCTGCGGCGCATCACCGTCACCGACACCGCACAGAGTGCCGGGGTGCTGCTGGTCCGTCTCCGGGCGCAGGCGCAGGCCGTGCGCATTCCGCGGCGTCACGCCGCGGCGCCGCTTGCGGTCAACCGCCGCGGATTCGGAGGTGCCAGCGGATATGATTTCGTCGTGAACCTCCCCCTGGCGCTGCGCGGCTCCGCCGAATCCCGGCTCACGGCCGTGGCCAACACCTACAAACTGGCATCCAAACGATTCGCAATAAGTTATTTCTGATGAAAACGACATTAGGCAATTTCCTGACCCAGCCCAACAACGACTTTCCCGTCGACGCGGAGACGTTCGACACGCTCCAGCAGAACCAGGCCATCCTGGCCGTTTTGGGCAACATCGCCGGAGACAAGGCGGTCCTCCTGGGCTGCGAACCGGAACAGGGCGGCTCGGCCCGGCAGCCCGGCTATGTGTTCCTGCGCACCCGCGAGTTCCCGGAGGGCGAAATCCTCTACTGGGAGGGCGGCAGCGTCTCCGCGGGCATGTATCTGAAGAAGGAGGCGGCCGCCGTCTCCGCCCAGGGCTACGAATTCCCCCAAGCCTATACGGTCCGCAGCCTGGCGCCCGGCATCGGCGAGGAGAACTATGCCTGGACCGAGATGAGGGACATCCCGACCATCCAGCAACAGGAGCTGACGATTGCGGCTCTGCGCGCGGAGCTGGCCTTGCTCATGCCGCCGCCGCTGGGCATCGTGCAGATATGGGCCGGGGCGAAAGTCCCGGACAACTACGAGCTGTGCGACGGCCGCGAGCTCAAGATCGCCGACTACCAGGAGCTCTACGAAGCCCTCGGCACCCGGTTCAATGAGAGCTACGACTGCAACGGGCGGCGGTATGCCACCACTTCGGGATACTTCCGCCTGCCTGACCTGCGCGGGCGTTTCGTCGTCGGCTACAATGCCAGCGACACCGATTACGGTTCCTACGGAAAGGTCGGCGGCGAGAAGACGCACCGCCTCTCCGTCGGCGAGATGCCGTCGCATACGCACCCGGTGAAGGACTATTACTTCTCGGAAAATTTCGATGAACCGGGATGCAGCGGCCGGGAGAAACTGTCTTCGCCGACCATCGGCTCGAAACGGACGGACCACGACAACCATTTCCTTTACTACCGCACGCACAATACCGAGCCGGGAGGCGGCAACGCAGCACACGAAAACCGTCCGCCGTATTACGCGCTCGCCTACATCATAAGGATAAAGTAACCAAAACGACACGACCATGGCCATTAGAAGTCTGAACCAACTGAAAAAGTGGTTCCAGAAGGGGTGTTATCCCACCGCCGCGCAGTTCGGCGACTGGATGGACAGCTTCTTCCACAAGAACGACACGATTCCTGTCACGTCGGTCGACGGGCTGGCGGAACGCCTCAACGACAAGTACAACGCGGCCGACGCAGCCGCGCTCGAAGCCAAGGCCGACGCCCTTGCCGAAGACCTGGCCGCGTACCGTGCGGAATCGATCTTCGAGCACCGCAGCATCAACGACAACATCGAGGAGCTGGACACCGAGGACGAGCGGCTCGCCCGGCTCATCAGCGACGAAGCCGCCCGCGCTGCGGACGAGGAGGATTCCATCCGCAGCGACTTCGCCGCCGCCGATGCCGCGGCGCTCGCCGAAGCCCAAACGTATGCCGACAGTAAGATTGACGACGTGGTCGACGGCGCCCCCGCAACGCTCGGCACTCTGCGCAAGCTCGCCGAGGCCGTGGGCAACGACCCCGGTTTCGCCGCTGCCGTCACAGAGCAGTTCGGCTCCAAGGTCGATAAGGTCCAGGGTAAGGGCCTTTCGACCGAGGACTTCACCTCCGCCGACAGGCAGAAACTCGCGGACATTGCGCCCGGGGCCAACAATTACGAGCATCCGGCAAGTCATCCCGCCGCCATAATCGACCAGGACGCCGAGCACCGTTTTGTCTCCGACGACGAGAAAACGGTGTGGAACAGCGCCTTGACCAGCGCTTCGGTCAAGCGGATCGCCGGGCCCATGACAGCCGAGGAGTTCGCCGCCCTGACGCCCGACGCGCAGACGCTCTACATCATCACCGATTGATTCTCTGACGAGTATGGCTATCTGCAGCGGCAACAAAAAGGTCGGTAAACTCCACATCGGCGGCAAAGAGGTACGGGCTGTCTACGTCGGTCCCGTCCAAGTGTGGTCCAACATCGTGCGGGTGGAGCATGGCGAAGATTACAGCGCATGGAGCTACGACGACCCCGTGCGCCGACGCACCGTTACGCCGTGGGAGCAGGACATCCATTACGACGGTTCGGCCGGAGAGCGACGGACGGGGACCCCCTACACGCAGGAGGAGACGGCCCGGACTTCTGTCGATTGGGACGGTTCGGCTTATTGGAACGGGTCGTGCGGCACGGATTATCACTACGTCGATTACCAGAAAGTCCGCACCTGTTACTCCTACTCCGACGGCGTGGTGCGCTATTCCGACTACTGCAATGGCGACGCCCGGTCGCGCCGCATCGAGGGCCAGTGCGGCTGGACGCGCGAGTGGCGGATTACCCGCGATTGGTACCGCACAGGCAGCACCTGCAATTCCGCAGGCGTCAACGGCGCCTACGATTGCGACGGGACCTATTCCGTGACTTATTGGAACGAGGGCCAGGACCAGTCTTTCTGTTTCCCGGACATGTCCGGTTCGACCGAAACCCGCACCATTTGGCGCGTCGGTCCCGTCGCCACCAAAATCCAGGTCGACGGGCAATGCGGGTACAGGTTACCGCGTTATGAATTGAATGTTGGGTTAAGGTCCTGGAGTTTTGGCATTACCGACCATAACGTCGATGATTCCACGCGCGATTCGGATGGGACCCTGCGTATAACCACCTCACGCAGTTATCTTGATAGTCGTTCCAATGTGGAATTCGATATGTACGGGATAGAGCTCGTCGACCCCAATGGGAATACATCCTCTATTGCTCAGAATTCATTGAGCTTTGAGCAAAAGAAAGCTGCGGTAATGAATTGCAGTGTGTATATGTCGCAGTTCAACGACAATCGTATCTGTATTGGATTTGTGGCAAATGAGATTAAGTTTGCGAGCTATTCCGGAATCATTACAATTACTCATACGTCCGGCGCGCGAATACTTCTTGATATTTATGTATCATTCGGTGGAGAAAGATTCTCCGGTGATGTCACCAAAGAATTGGCAGATACGGAGGTCGAAGATATTGACAGCCGGTTGATGGACAGGAAGCTGAAGATTTGACAGTTCCCGGGGTTCAAGCTGGAAAGTTGGCGAGGTCAAACGATTCGTTGTCTTCTTCGTGGCATCGTCGGCCGTAACAATTCAAAAATCTGTTAATGGCCGGGCCGTAGGATAGGAGCCGGGGTTTTGTACTTCGGTGGAAGTAGGGGGCGTCTTCTTGTTTTCCTTGGTTTTCTCAGCATCGTTTGCCGGAGGTCCTTTTCCCCGGTCCGTAGCCTTTCCCTTAGGGTTTGAATGATTTCTCGTCAGCTCTGTCCTCAGTTCTTCCGTTGGGTATAGTGTCCAATGTGTATATAAAAATCAAGCGCACCCCATAGGTGCGCTTCGTTTTTCCTTGTTCCTTACTTCGTTCTTGCCTTCGTAATCGTATGGTTTTAAGTGGTATATATAATTTACTTTCCGATGCAGAAACGAAGTGTAAATCGCTAATTATTTGCTTTTTATGCTATTGCGTGCGCCTGTTGCTGGCTTCGTTGTAAATACGCGGCAAATTATTTTTCGACGGATTTTTGGATGAAATTATTTTCCCGGCAGGATGTAATCGATATGTAAAATTTCTTTCAATTTGGTTTCAATCCGTTCTTGTTCGTTGCTTTCGGTGGTCGATAAGCGTTCGCAAGGGATGCCGTAGAGTTCCAAAATGCGGTCTTTCATTATATCGCGCTCTTTTTGCCGGGAACCTTCCTTATGATGCTGATACCCGTCGGTCTCGATGACGAGCACGGGCTGTTTGCCGACCTTGTTGTAAATTAGGAAGTCGACATGTGTAAGGCCGTTTCCTGCATATCGGCGTTCGCTTTCGTCGAGCAACGAAAAATCTCGAATCAACATCCGCAAAGGCAGATGGCACACGACGTCGAGGTGGCGCATGGCTGCATTGTTGCGTAAAATATCCTCGATTAAGGCATAGGTCAGGTTTTCGGAATCGTATTCTGAAATCCGTTTGCGTGTGGTCAGATAAGCCATTCGGGCCTCGGTGTATTGCTTGTAGAGGTAGTCAAAGATCGAACGGATTTTGCTTTCGGTAACTGTGAAATTGTTGTACTCGATGTAAGCCAGCAGGTCGCTGATGTTGCCGCTTTTTTGCTGCTTGTTGCCGGTTACGACAAGGCAGAATTTCTGTTTAGCCCGCGAAACGGCGACATTCAGCAGATTGGGATCGTCGACAAAATCGGATATTTGATTTTCGACGGTGCTCATGACGATTGCATCCTTTTCTCGGCCTTGGAATTTATGTACTGTTGCAATGTCGACCGGAGATCCGATTTGTTGCTGCAACGCATCGACTTGTGCGTTGTAAGGAGCTATGATACCGATATGTTCGGCTTCGTACGAAAGCGTCGGAAGCACTTCCTTGCGGATGACGTCGATTTCGCGTTGATTCACATGGTGGTGATCGTGATTGCCCTCGACCGTTTTAATGGCGCAAACGACATCGGGTTCGCCGTTGTCGCCGGTCATGATAACGAGGTTACCGCCGTAGAATTTTCGGTTACAAAAGTCGATGATTTTCGGATGACAACGATAGTGTTCTTTCAGCAGGGTTTGCGGAACGCTGGGAATCGTGCGGCAGACGGATTCCAGAAAACTGTTGCGGGCGCAGTCGTAGGATTGGGGGATGGGGAATTGTCCGGCAATTTCGTCGAGTTTGAGCCGTGCTTCCGGTGTAACGACATTCGGTAGCTGCATGGAGTCGCCGACGATAACGGCGTTTCGGGCACATGAAAGAGCCAATGCGCCAGTCTCGACCGATACCTGCGACGCTTCATCCATAATAACATAATCGTAAATTGTTTCGGGCGACAGACAGCTGCGGGCAGAAAATGTCGTGCTCAATACGACGGGATATTCGTCCAATACCTCCTGTGCCTTGAAATAGAGGTCAGTGGATAAGAATATCGGCTTGGGATGGTCAACTCCGTACTTGCGGTGGAGTGCATTTTTCAGAAACTGCATCGACCATTCGGAAAGATGTTTCGTCCGTTCCTCTGCATTCTGCGATGTAATATATGTTCCCAATTCCGCAATTTCGGTACGCAATACTTTGAGACGTGCATTGTAAATAGCAGCTTGCAAGTCCGATACGATAGCAGATAAGTCGCGTTGGAAGAAGCCGTGCGATAATCCTTTGAGCAGCTGTTGGCTGCGAAGTCGAATAGCAATCCAACGGAATTTTACACGCATATTGCCGAAAAAGCCAGAACGGAGAGCTGCATCTTCGGCGAATTGTTGCAAGTCGAACCACAATCGGGTCAGACGGGGAATATTGCCGGTTTTCCGCAAGGTGATTTTGTAATCGGAAGCTCCGATTTCCCGCTCGAAATGGCGTCGCTCCGTTTCCAAAGCCTGCAATTCCTGCTTGGCGATGGCAAGTCGTTCTTGCTTGGCGAAAAGCCTGTGCAGTAATTCGATCTGCCGGTCTATCTGTTCGAGAAATTCGGGACGATTCGCCTCGGCGGTATGCCAAGATGCAAGCGCCTGCGGATATTGTTTTTCTTTCTCTTGACTTTCGATAAATCGCTGTTTGTTGTCCGAATTGCCGAGCGGTGCGGCGAGAAAGCCGAACTCGTATTTGATGAGTTTCTCCAGTACGTTATCGGTCGCCGAGTTGTTGTTCGAGACGACCAGTACCGTTTTTCCGGCAACGAGAATGTTGGCGATGATGTTCAAAATCGTCTGTGTCTTGCCGGTTCCAGGAGGGCCTTGAATGATGCTGACCGAATGCTCGAAAGCCTTTTGCACGGCTTTTAGCTGGCTCGCATTGCTACCGAACGGATAGATTAATCGCCGTTTCGCATAGGTTTTAAGTTTGAAAAGACGGGGATTGAGGTAGGTAGCTAATACTGTTTCGTCCGATACAAACCGTACTTTGTCGTATTGTTTGGCCAGCAGTGCTGTTCCGTCATCGCCCGATAGGGCATTGGCCGCAGCGACTTGCTGTAGGTACTGGAAGCTATTATTGGATGCAGGATCGGCCAGACACGAACCGGTTACTTGCAAATCGGAGCCTTTGTAGCTTTTCTCCGTGCCGTTCTCGAACCGGACAAGCCAATAAGTTTGTGTGTAGTCGCGAAACTTGAATATCGCCGCGATATTCGTTAATCGGCGCCCGTTGTGGGCCAACTGATAAACTGCTGGGTCGAGCGATTCCGGATTCTTCAGCCACAACACCTTATCCACCCAATAGACATATTCTTTCGGGTTGCCGGCGAATACGATGTAATACCTGTTGGGCGCTTCGTATCGGCAGCTCTCGATTTGGGCGGTGCGGATGCAACCGTTGATAACAATAAGATTCTGCGAGGTGTCGAGCATGCGGAGTTAATGTCGTTGGTTTGTTGGCGATATTTATTCAGGCCAAGTTATTATCTCTCCGATAAGCTCCTTGTATTTGTTTTTCATTAGGAATGATGCGTATTGCAAATGCATGGTGCTATTAAGAGCCATTGTAAAAACAAGCGTTAGTTCGTATTAGGATGGGAAGATGTGTTATCTCCGACAATAAGTAGGATTATCCAAGTTAGTAATGGCGAGAAAAAGAATGACAAGAGCACCCAGCCTAAGGGGTCTCGATGTCTGTTTTTCGCCATTCGATATGCGATGTGTATACGTAAGAGATACATTAATCCCAGTCCTGCTGCAACCGCCGCAATAACAAGTAATACTTCCCATACAAGCGGGTCGACAACCACACGGTATGTTTGTAAAATCGTGCCTATCATTTTAGTTTGTAAGATTTCAACTCGAATTTTACCTTGTATTTACGGTCGGGATGTGTCGGAACGGCCCCATTCTTATAATAAGCATAATTATCCCTATATCCGTACCCTTTCAGTGTGATACTCTTTACCATTCCCGGTTCGATAGTAACAGATTTCGTAAAATCTTGATAGTCGAGCATGTTATTACTCATATCGTAATAAATCATGCGTCCGGTAATACTCGAAATAGGGCGGTCAGTATTGTTTTTGAATGCAACAGTCGCTTCGGGGTGAACCCAGTCATGCGAATAATTGGCGAGCGTAATATCTCTTGAACTAACTGATGTGGTAGATGTCGCCGCAGTTTGTCGGGTGGAAGAGGCTGGGTGCGTTACGGCAGGCTTCGTGTTACCTTGCTTCAGCTGGTTTACTTCGCTGCGCAACCGCTTTACTTCTTTTTGAAGCGCTTTCCACTCGGTTTCAGTTATCATGAAATCAGATGAAGATGTCGTAATAATTTCTTCTGCCGAATCTTCCTGCTCCATAGTTTCGGGCGTGCTTTCAAAACGGATAAGTCCGGTAGCCCAAAGGATAACAAAGATAATTATCACTATAACAGCAAGGGGCAGTATTTTGATGATACAACCTCTTTGCTCGCTTTTATCTTCGTTAATGGAATCGTTCCTCATAGTGATTTGTTGTTTATGACCTAAATCCTTATATCACAAAATTATAAAAAATAATAAAATATTATAGTTTGGAGTGATTTTTTTGAGACTAATCAATAAGATAGGTCGCTTTTTTATCGAATTTCCATTCGTAGATATATTCGGCTCCTTCGATGTTGATGACGAAAACCACGCGTTCGCCTTTAACCCGTGCTACATGGACATAGCCCGATACGGATTCGCCGGGATAGATCGTATTTTGCTTCATATAGCCCATCTGCTTGATGTCTTTTTCTTCTTGCAAGGCTTGGCTGAAATTGGCTAATCGCTGTTGCGAGGCTAAATTGGCTTGATAAGCGGCTGTTGCATTATAAGTCGTTGTTGTATAGGAAAAGTGGCCAGTACGGTTGCTGTATCCGGATGTGGTCGATGTCGAATATCCTGCGCCGGCAGATGCCATGCCTTCGCACAATCCCATGGCGATAGCAGCCCATGTTTGAGCTCGGTTCACTTTCTTCAGATATGCATCGCATGTCCAAATTTGCAAATCGGTCGTTATGCCTTGATTGTCTACGGAATATGCTGCGATGTTTAGCTCCGGTACGAATTCGATGGGAGTTGTGGAGTTATTGGAGATAATCAAATCGATTCGGTGCCATTTGCCGTAGTCTTTGACAACGGAGTTTGTCAAGGCGATAGTAAGGCCGTTTTTGAAATAGACTTCCCATGGTGTGCCATCCCGATAGTCGACGAATCGTTCTGCAATTGCCGGGGATTCCCAGACAGGTATGTCGTCAGCGATTCGGAATTTCAGCGTATTTCCATTGCTATCTGACAACAAATAATAGTCGTGGATCGGTTTGCCGGCATTGTATTCAACAATTCGGCAGGAACCGTCATCGTTGAAGGTTTTACATGTTCCGGATAATTCTCCTGCTTGATAAAAAGCGTGTGTCGTCAATTTCCCTTCATCGTTATAGCGTGTGTATTCGCCATGCAGTCGGCCGTTCAAATAGTGGAATTTTTCTGAAATATTACCGTTTCTGAAATAGGAGCAGATCTCTCCGTCGAATGCGGTCTTACTATCATCGAGACTATCGATGGACAGAAAATATCCCTCCTTGCGTAATTCCCCCGAATTATAGAAATCTTTAAATTCTTTATGACGGGTCGAATCTGCCGGATAAAGAGCGATGCGATAATAGTCCGCAAAAAGAGCATTTTGCGCGAGTAGGCCCGATCTGTTGTAGTAGAGCGTATCTATCCCTTCTTGGGCATAAGTGGCATAGCTTGTTATTATGGATATGAATAGTAGGATTCGTTTCATTGGAGTAAGTTGGGGTTTAGTTATTTGTGTTCCATTGGGTGGATTATAGTTGTCCGATTCTCTCTGCAATAAGCGTTTTATATTTGCCTTTCATCTCGTCGGGCAGAAACGAAACGTCGATCCATTCGTTCCATTTCGGAATGGCCTTGATGAATTTTTTGAACAAGTTGTCGATTACCTTTTCGTCCATGCCCGAAGCCGTCATTGCCTGCACGAAATCATTGCGGCGGAGCTTGCGTTTGCGGCCGTTCAGCGTCAGTGCCGATTCCTCGGTGTCTTCGGGTAAAACGAGGGCTGTCGATAGCAGGTCATAAGCCGGTGTCAGCCCATAAACACCCGGATTCCGGCTGTACAGCGAAAAGTTTTTGAGGTGCATGTCGGCATTGCCTGTGATCCACGAGAACAATACCTGCTCCCAGAAATTGACGACATCTAATTTCGGGGCGGAAGAATAGCGCAGAATCGTTTTGGCAATCTGCTCGTAGGAGCCTTTGTATTTGTGTTCGGTCAGTCGTTCGGAGAGCTGGCAGAGGTCCTCCATCGGGTATTTTTCGCCGCGGGGCCCTCGGTCGATGCGGCGTGTGATGTAGCATAACTCTCCGTCGGCAAAGCGGACGAGCGAGTGGGGGACGACCTGCATTTTCGCAGCTTCGGCCATGTGCATGGTCAAATCTTCCAGTTCCGGCAAGTGCGGATAATGTTCGGTCTGCGGTTTGAGGATATAGCGGCCCCAGAGACCGACGATCGTGAAGCGTTCCGGGGTGCCTTTGCCCGCTTTGGCAATGTCGAGTGATAGTTTCGCCTGCACTCCGGTTAGCGTCGTCTGGCTGCGGATTACCTCGCGGGCAAGCTCCGCGATATTGGCGCGCGTGTAGGGGAGCAAAGGAGCTTTGGTCGTGCCGAAAATCTTCTTGGAGCAGGACTTGTGGAAATCCCGCTCGCCGGCGGCTAATTCTTTGTAGCAATATAAACAACGCTCCATGTTACTTCTCCTTTGATTCGATGGGTACGACACCGACTGCACCGATGCAGTCTTTGCAGCAGGCCAAAAGCAGCGACATCCTATCGCGATTGTTGATTTTCCAACTCTTTTCGACAATGTCGAGCAGCCATCCTTCGGGAATCAATCCGTCAAAGAACGGGAACAGCACCTTGTCGCGATAGACCTGCTCCGTAAGCGGCAGCGTGAGACTGACCGCTTCGGCATCGGGCAGGCGGAGATAGTCGGCATCGTAGCGGAACGTGTACCCGGTTTCGTCTTCGGTTAAAAGCCCCGCCTTGCGGTCGTAGAGGTAAATGGCAGCCTGTTTCATCGGTCATCCGTTTTTGTCATCGGCACCACTCCGATCTCGGCCCCGAACAAGTTGAGAATTTGATTGACTTTGTCCAGCCGCAGCGTCGGTTTCCCTTGTTCCAGCTCACGCACGAACCGCAGTCCTACGCCCGATTTCTCGGACAATTCTACCTGCGTCAGCCGATGCTGTTTGCGCATAACCTTCACGTATTTCGATAATGTCGTCTGCATATTATACCTCTTTGGGTGCAAAAATAGTGAAATAATTTGTAATTATATCTTTTCGGGTATAAATAGTTTGCCTTTTGTCGAAATATATTTCATATAATTAGTATAGCTTATTTGAGTATTATTCGTTAATTTTGCGTAAACTTCTGATACTGTATAATTATAGGAATATGAGCCCGGAAGAGAAAGCCCGAAAGAAGATAGACCAGATGTTCGATGATGCCGGCTGGAAGGTCGTAGATAGGGAACATTATGCTCCGAATATCTCTGCTGTTGCCATCGAAGAAGGTTTGTTGGAGCATAACCTCGAAGCGGATTATTTCTTATTCCTAAATGGCAAAGCGGTTGGAGTCCTTGAAGCAAAACGGGAAGAGGTTGATGTCAAATCCGATGTGGTATGCGCTCAGGCTACTCTGTATGCTCGTAGTGTACCGTCTAAGTATCAGGCATATTTGCGACCGTTGCCGTTCGTTTATCAGTCAAACGGAAATACTGTAATATTCAAAGATATAAGGGATGAAAATTCCGAGTATGTGGAGTTGAACAGAATCCATTCGCCCAAAGAGATCGTTAATATGCTGGGTATAACGGACGAATTTGCTGGGCTGCCGACTTTGAAGAGACGAGGTTTGCGGGATTGTCAGTTTGAGGCAATCAGTGAGTTGGAAAATAGTTTCCGTACAGGACAGAATCGTGCGTTGATGGTCTTGGCTACCGGTGCGGGAAAAACTTATACGGCATGTATGGCCGCCTATCGTATGCTGTCATATACGCCGATGCGCCGCATTTTATTCTTGGTCGATAGAAACAATCTGGGGAAACAGGCAGAAGGTGAATTCGGCATGTTTCGATTGACTGATAATGGCGAGCCATTTAATACGATTTTCACAGTAAGTCGGCTTAAATCGGGCAAGATTCCGGAAGATGCCAATGTGGTTATTTCTACGATACAGCGTCTGTTTTCGTTGCTGAAAGGAGATGATATTACGGACAGTGATGACGATGAAAATTATAGCAATGATGAAATGGCGGATGTTGCATTGCCTGCCAATCTGACTTTGCCACCCGACTATTTCGATATGATTATCATTGATGAGTGTCATCGCTCTATCTATGGTAGTTGGCGGAAAGTGCTCGATTACTTCAATACGGCAAAAATGGTCGGTCTGACGGCTACGCCTGCGCCGGAAACATTGGCATTCTTTAATAATAACCGCATTGTAAATTATACGCTCGAAAAATCTATCGCCGATGGTGTGAATGTCGATTATCGTATATATCGAATCAAAACGCAGGCTACCGAGGATGGCGGAGCTATTCGTGAAGGGGAGAAAGTAAAAAAGATAACCCGATATACCGGCACGGTTGAGAATATAAAAACGCGCGAAGAATCGACATATACTAAAACGGAGCTGAATCGCAGCATAATCAATCCTGCTCAAATAAAGCTGGTTCTTGAAACCTATCGGGATGCAGTATATTCCGAAATGTTCGTCGATCCACAGCGCGAACCGAATATGGACTATTTGCCGAAAACGCTCATTTTTGCACTGAACGATGCTCATGCAAGTAATATCGTCAAGATTGCAAAAGAGGTTTTCGGTCGGAACGATGACGAATTCGTGCAAAAGATTACCTATTCTGCCGGAGATAGCAACGAATTGATACGGCAATTCCGCAATAATAAGGAATTCCGCATTGCTGTTACTGTAACGCTGGTTGCTACGGGTACGGATGTCAAGCCGCTCGAAGTGGTCATGTTTATGCGTGATGTCGAGTCGGATTCTCTGTATACCCAGATGAAGGGGCGCGGAGTGCGCACGATTGGGGATGAACAGTTGCGGAATGTTACGCCGAATGCGTATAGTAAAGACTTGTTCTATTTGGTCGATGCTGTTGGCGTAACAGAACACGAAATGAAGGTAACCCGTCCGGGAACGGATGACGAGCCGACTCCGGTGATGACACTCAAAGAACTGTTGGAGCGAATCACGCATGGCAATGTGCAGGATGAATATCTGCGCCTTTTGGCTGCACGCCTGTCCCGTATCTATAATAAATGTAAAGTATCCGAACGCGACGAATTTGCAAGGTTGGCGAGGGCTGATATGAAAGATATTGCTGTCGGTATATACGATGCTTTGGACGCAGATACACTTCCGCCATATATCGACATCAATGAGCCGAATAACGAGCGTAAAGGGCTGGTGGCGGCAATCGTAAACCATCCCGATGCCCGATATTATCTGTTGATTCTGAATGCAGGTTTCGTAACGATATTGCAGCCGGGCGAAGATACGCTGATATCCAAGGGATTTTCAATCGAGGAGGCACAAAATACGATTGATGCGTTTGAAACATATATCAACGAGCATAAAGACGAGATTGAAGCCCTGCGAGTCATATATAACAATCAAGGTGAGCCGATTACCTACACGATGCTGAAAGATTTGGAGAATAAGTTGAAATTTGCCAACAGCAAGTTTAATCCTACGTTGTTGTGGAATACTTATTCGCTTATAAATCCCGAAGCCGTTACTAAGTTCTCGGCAAAGGAGGAAAAGGAGGCTGTTACCAATATCATTCAACTGGTACGCTTTGCATTCCGTCAGATTACAACATTAAATAGCCTGCATTCTACAGCCAATCAGTATTTCAATCTTTGGTGCGGTCAGATGCAGCGAAGCATTACCGATACACAAGCAGCGTTAATCAAACAAATCGTATCATACATCGCATCGAATGGTTCGTGTAAGATAAAAGATATTCGCGACTGGGACAGAACTTATGCCGCACAACTGATTCAGGCATTCGGTAATCCCGAACAGGTAAATAATTCACTTATGTCTCTCACGCAGTTCCTGATTTATAGAAAAACGGCATAACAATATATGGCACAAGCAACCGCAAACGAACAGAACCTCACAAAAAAGGTTTGGACACTGGCAACTACGCTTGCCGGTCAAGGCATAGGTTTTACAGACTATATCACGCAGTTGACCTATCTTCTTTTCTTGAAGATGGACGACGAGAATGTCAAGATTTTTGGCGAAGATTCCGCTATCCCCGAAGGATACCGCTGGGAAGATTTGACGAACCTCGATGGTCTTGACCTCGTCATGCAGTATGAAAATACGCTCGAAAAGTTGAGTCAGGAGCAGAACCTGATTGGAACAATCTATACCAAAGCGCAGAATAAAATCGACAAGCCGGTTTATCTCAAAAAGGTTATCACACTTATCAATGGTGAGTCGTGGCTGGTTATGGATGGCGATGTGAAAGGTGCTATCTACGAAAGCATTTTAGAAAAGAACGGTCAGGATAAGAAAAGCGGTGCGGGGCAGTATTTCACGCCGCGCTCGTTGATAAAGGCAATGGTCGATGTTACCAACCCACAGATTGGCGAAACGGTTTGCGACCCTGCTTGCGGTACGGGTGGTTTTCTGCTTGCAGCATACGACCACATGAAACCGCAATCGACCGACCGAGGGAAACAGGATTTTCTGAAAAACAGCGCACTGCATGGTTATGATAATACGGCTTTGGTGGTTACGCTTGCTTCGATGAACCTCTATCTGCACGGAGTCGGTACCGACCGCAGCCCTATTATTTGTCAGGATTCGTTGGAGAAAACCCCGTCGGTGCTTGTCGATGTAATTCTTGCTAATCCTCCGTTCGGTACTCGTCCGTCTGGCTCTGTCGATGTAAATCGTGAGGATTTCTATGCCACGACGAAGAATAACCAGCTCAATTTTTTGCAGCACATGATGGTGATGCTCAAAAACGGAGGACGAGCTGCTGTGGTTCTACCCGATAATGTCCTGTTCGAGGGCGGAGCCGGCGAAACTATCCGCAAAGAGCTTTTGAAAAACTTTAACTTGCATACGATTTTGCGTTTGCCTACGGGTATTTTCTATGCGCAAGGCGTAAAAGCGAATGTACTATTCTTTACAAAGGGAACTCCGACCAAAGATATTTGGTTTTTCGACTATCGCACGGGGGTAAAACATACATTGGCTACGAATCCGATGCTGCGGCACCACCTCGATGAGTTTGTCGAGTGCTATAAGGTCGACAATATCAATGCTCGTACTGAAACGTATGATGTCGAGACTAATCCTAATGGCCGTTGGCGTAAATATAGTGTTGAAGAGGTACTCAAACGCGACAAAACGAGCCTCGATATATCGTGGATAAAGTTTGGTGATGACGATGCCGATTTGACATTGAGCGAATTAATGACTACGATTCAGGAAAAAAGCGATCATATCAGCAAGGCGGTTGCCGAGTTACAAAAATTATTGGCAAATATCGAGGAGTAATATGGATACGAAGAAACTACGTCAAAAGATTCTCGATTTGGCTATTCGTGGTAAACTTGTTCCGCAAGACCCGAACGACGAGCCAGCATCCGTATTGCTCGAACGCATCCAAGCCGAAAAAGAACAATTGATAAAAAATGGGGAAATCAAGCGCAGCAAGAAGTCTGCCTCTTCCGATACATACCCTTATGAGAACGTGCCGTTTGAAATACCGGAGAGCTGGGTATGGACAAC